CCTGATCGGCCAGTACTCCGCGGACTTCGAACTCGTCAACGTCCCGGACGGCCTGGTGCGCTGCATCGACCTGCTCGGCGCGTGGGGCGAGCCCCTCAACGCCAAACCGGGCTGGCTCACCCAGGACGGCTCCCCGTACCGGATCCAGGAGATCACCGTGCCGCTGATCCTCAACGACGTATGGCCCCAGGGAGTGTGAGATGACCAAGAGCTCGGGCCTCGGCGACGACCTGTTCTTCGGCGGCTACCACATCGGCGGCGACACGCAGACCTACAACATCGCCTCCCCGACCGGCGTCCAGGACGTCACGGACATCACCCAGTCCGCGCACTCCCGGCTGCTGCTGCTGCGCGACGGCTCGCTCGACTGGGTCAGCTACTTCGACAAGGCCGCCGGGGCCGCGCACGCCGCGCTGTCCCCGCAGGTGGCCACCGACCAGATCGCCACCGTGCTGTGCGGCGGCCATACGCTCGGCGGGGAATGCGCCTGCCTGAACGCGAAGCAGCTCAGCTACGACCCGTCCCGCTCGGCGACCGGCGAACTGACCATCAAGGTCCAGGCACAGGCCAACGGGTTCGGCCTGGAGTGGTGCAAGCAACTCACGCCCGGCCTGCGCACCGACACGGCCGCCACGAACGGCGCCTCGTTCGACCAGGCGAACGGCCTGTCGGCCCCGTCGGTGCCCGCATCCGGGACGCCGGTGACGAATCCCTCCTCGGTGCCCGTCACGGTCGTCATCACCGGCGGCACGATGACGAACGTCGTGATCAACGGGGTCAGCGTCGGCACCGGCGCGGGCACCTACACGCTGCCGCCCGGCGCCGCGATCACCCTGACCTACACGGTCGCGCCCACCTGGACGTGGACGGCCGTGACCGCGTTCGGCGCGCAGGCCTACCTCCAGGCGACCGCGCTGACCGGCACGACGGCGACGGTCACGATCCAGCACTCCCCGGACAACGCGACGTGGACGACGCTGCTCGCGTTCGCCGCGGTCACCTCGGCCCCGCAGGCGCAGCGCGCCACCGTGTCGAACACGACCACCGTCAACCGGTACCTGCGTGCGATCACCACGGGGACGTTCACCTCGTTCGCGTTCCAGGTCGGGATCAACGTCAACCTCGTCTCCGGGCAGGTGTTCTGATGGCCGAGCCGTTCCGACTTCTCCCGGCGCTGCCCGCCGCGGAGATGCAGACCTACAACATCACCTCCCGGCCGCGCCCCGCGACCTGCGAGGAAGTCGACTGCCGCCACTACCGGGAGGGCTGGGCCACCGTCGCCGACGAGGCCACCGACCTCGGCCGGCGCCAGGCCGTCTACATCCGCGGCGACCGCACGCGCAAGCACAGCGAGAGCCGCACCGAGGCCGGGCTCACGCGCTTCGACTTCGAGCCCGGACAGAAGTGCTTCGGCAGCCACACGCTGCCCTGGGAAGGCCGGGAGGCGTTCATCCGCCGCGGCGGCGACTTCCGGGGCAACCCCCGCGGCGACGTCCTGCACCACAGGTCGGCGGCTGACTGGCTGGAGGACTTCGCGCTACACCAGCAGTCCGTCGCCGAGGCGGTGAAGCGCGGATGAGCGTGTGGCAGGCCCTGTTCGGCTGGCCCGGCGCGTGGGGCACCGGCGGCAACCTCGTCGCCTGGGCGCTGTGCGGCGGCCTCGGCCTCGGCTGGCTGCGCGCCAAGGAGAAGGCGATGCACCTGGCGAAGATGCGCCAGTCGCAGGCCAACCACGCCGCGCTGGCCGCCCAGTCGGCCGCGCAGTACCAGGAGCTCATGGCGAAGGCCGACGAGCACCACGAGGCGCTCAAGGAGCACATCACCGCGACCGGCACCGTGCCGCCGCCCACCCAGGAAGGAACGTGACCCCATGTCCAAGCAGTCAGGACTGGCGTGGACGACGCTGACCGTCGCGGACGCCACCAGCACCCCGCAGGACATCCGCACCGACACCAACTCGCTGGACTTCGCCACTCCGCGCGGCGTCCAGGATGTGACCGGTATCGACAAGAGCGCGCACGAGCGGCTGCTGCTGCTCGCCGACTTCTCGATCAACATGTCCGGCACCTGGGACTCCGCGGCCAACCTCGAGCACCAGGTGTTCCGCACCATGTCGTCCACCAGCGTCAACCGGGCGATCAACATCGTGGTCAACGGGGCGACGCTGCCGAACAACTGCGTGCTGACCGACTACCAGATCGCCCGCTCCGCGACCGGCGAGCTGACGTGGAAGGTGCCCGCGGCCCTCGCCGACGGCGCCGTCCCGACCTGGAGCTGACGTCATGGGTTACAAGCCTGCCCGGACCCTGTATCGGCTCAAGTTCGAGGACCATCCGGGCCTCGAGGTCGTCGCCAAGTCCACCTCGGTCGAGCGCCTGATGGGCCTGATGGGTCTCGTCGAGAAGGTCGGCGACCTCGACGAGGCCGCCATCGCCACCAACTTCGGCCTCGTCGAGCAGGTCCTGCGTGGCTTCGCGGAGATCCTGCACTCCTGGAACGTCGAGGACGACGACGACACTCCGATCCCCGCGACCTACGAGGGCCTGATCACCCAGGAACTGCCGTTCGTCATGGAGGTCGTCAACGCCGCCGTCGAGGCGATCAGCACGGCGCCGCCCCCTTTGCCGAAGAACTCCAGCGCCGATCCGACGCTGGAGGCTTCGATCCCTATGACCCCGATCGACCAGAGCCCGGAGAGCTGATCGCGGCACGCCTGGTCTGGAAGATCTGCAAGGTCTTCGGGCCCGGTGTGCTGCCGTCGCAGGCGCTCGCCGAGGACGCGTCGGTCCTGCGGATGCTCGACGTGCTCGAGCACGCGGGGGAGCTCGACCCGCCACGACAGCAGGAGGGAGGTGAATGACAGGTGCCGGCCAACTACGTCGAAGTGCTGGTCAAGTCCCGCGACGAGGCCAAGCCCGACATGGACGCGCTCAAGGCGCGCCTCGACGAATTGAAGAAGACCGTCGCCGAGGCGCGCGCCACCGTCGACACGGCGGACGGCGCGGCCAAGCTGGACCGGCTCACCCTCCAACTGGACCGGCTCTCGAAGTCGAGCGCCAACCCGAAGATCAGCATGCAGGGCGCGATCAAGGCCGAGGCGGACCTCCACTCGGTCGAGGCGTCCCTGGACCGCCTCAGCGGCAAGTCGGTGAACATCGACACGAAGGCCGCCGGAAAGTCCCTCGATGAGCTGAAGAACAAGGGCGGCAGCGCGGGGGACGCGACCGGCAGCTCGTTCATGGGCCGCTTCGGCGAGTGGCTCAAACCGTCTAAGTTCCAGATCATCACGACGGGCCTCTCCTCGGCACTGGCGACGCTGCCCGCCCTCGGCGCGGTGGCCGGCACCGCCATGGTGCTCGGCCTCGGCGGGAAGATCGCGGCCGGCATCCCGTCGGTGCAGAAGGAGTTCACCAGCCTCGGCGACACCGCGACCAAGACCCTGGACTCGGCGGTGAAGCCGATGCTCCCGGTGATCAACCAGCTGGCGACACAGCTGGGCGGCTTCGTCAAGTCGATCGGCCCCCAGCTGACGCAGCTGTTCGCCGCGGCCGCCCCCGCGATCATGCCGCTGGCCAAGGGCCTCGAGGGGCTCGTGTCCGGGCTGCTTCCGGGGCTGCTGGCGATCGTGCGCGCGGCGCAGCCCGCGATAGCCGCGTTCGCCGGGCTGCTGGCGAATCTGGGTGGCAACCTCGGCAAGATGTTCGCCGCGATGGCCCCGGCCGTGGCCGCGTCGGCGGGGATCCTGTCCGCGTTCGGCAAGATCCTCAACGCCCTGCTGCCCGTGCTCGGGGTGCTCGGCGCCGCGCTGGCCAAGTCGCTCGCACCCGCGATAGCCGCGTTCGCTCAGGCGCTGGCCAGCCTGGCACCGGTGATCGGGGTGGTCGGGAAGGTGCTCGGCGAGCTGGCTGGGGCGGTGCTCGCCTCGCTCTCCGGCGCCCTGGTGGCGATCGCCCAGCTGGTCGAGGGGCTCGCCCCGTCGTTCAGCGTGCTGGCGACTGTGGCGGGCCAGGTGTTCAACATCATGGAGAACTCGGGCGTGTTCGGCGTGCTCGAGGACTCCCTCGAATCGCTCGCGGGCCCGCTCGCCAAGTTCATCAACGCCCTGGTTTCCGGGTTGGCGCCGATCCTGCCGCAGATCATCGCCCTGATCGTGCGGCTGCTCAACGACGGCGTCGTGGTGCTGACCGGCGGCATCCTCGATCTGATCACCGGGTTGACGCCGTTGATCCCGCTGCTGGTGGATATCGCCCCGTACGTGCTGGCGATCGTGGCGGCCGTGAAGGCGTGGGCGATCGCGCAGGCACTGATCAACGTCCTGCTGGACGCCAACCCGATCGGCCTGATCATCATCGCGATCGCTGCCCTGATCATCGCGACTGTCGAGGTCATCAAGCACTGGCAGGCGGTCTCCGCCGTCTTCAAGCGCATCGGCACCGACATCGCGCACTGGGCTGAAGACGCGTACCACGGCGTCGTCAACTGGTTTATGCGCATGGGGACGGATATCGCCCATTGGGCTGAAGACGGATACCACGGGGTCGTGAACTGGTTCAAGCGCATGGGTACCGACATTTCCCATTGGGCCGAGGACGGCTATCACGGCGTAGTGGACTGGTTCAAGCGCATGGCCACCGATATCGCGCACTGGGCCGAGGACGGATACCACGCCGTGGTCGGGTTCTTCGTGCGGCTCGGCACCGACATCGGGCACGCCACCGAGGACGCCGTCATGTTCGTCGTCCATCTGCACGAACAGCTCGCGCTCGACATCGCGCACGCCGCGGAAAACGGGTGGCACGCCGTCGTCCGCTTCTTCGATCAGCTCCATGTGGACATGGTCCACATCGCCACCATGGCGGTCAACGACGTGGCCAACTACTTCGAGACACTGCCGGGGAGGGTGCTGAGCACGTTCGACAAGCTGGGGACCGCCCTGTACAACGCCGGGGCGAAGATCATGAGCATGCTGGCGAACGGCATCAAGTCCGCGGCCGGCGCGGTGACGCGCGAGGCCAAGTCAATCGTCTCGGACATCACCTCGTTCCTGCCGTTCTCCCCGGCGAAGCAGGGACCCCTGTCCGGCGGCGGATCGCCGGACATCTCCGGCAGGAAGATCGCGACGATGCTGGCCTCCGGCATGGAAGCGGGCCGCTCAACGGTGGCCAACGCCGCCAACCGGCTCGCCGGCGCCGCCTCTCCGAGCGGCGGCGCAGGCAGCATCGCCCTGGCCGGCGCCGGGAGCGCGTACGGAGCCGGCGGCGCGGCGCACGTGATCCTCGACGTGCAGGGCGCCGACCAGGAGTTCATCACCTTCCTGCGCAAGGCTATCCGCGGCAAGGCCGGCTCCGGCCCCAACAGCGTTCAACGAGCACTCGGACAGGGGTGACGCATGACCGGTTGGTTCACGCTTCCGCAGAACAACGTGGTCGCCGGACAGGCGGGCCACCTGGCGGACCACGACGACGTCTACGCCGGGCTGCTCGCGCTGATGACGGCCGGCCTGCAGGGCACTGTCAACGCGTGCTCGCCGACCTATGGGGCGGACCCGACGGGCGCTGCGGACTCGACGCTCGCGATCAACAGCGCGTTGGCCGCGGTCGGCGCCGCAGGCGGCGGGGCCGTGTTCCTGCCGCAGGGGCAGTACCTGGTGTCCGGGCCGCTCAACGTGCCGCCGTACGTCGCGCTGATTGGGCAGACGGCCATGTCGCTGAACCTGGGCACGCCGCCAGCTTCGCTGGCCCGGATCATCGCATCGCCCACATGGGCGCCCACCTCGACGACCGGCGTCGTTCAATTCCTGTCGAAGACGCCAGGCGGCTGGAGTCTGAACAGCGCCTCGTCGGCCCTGCGCGGCGTGATCATCGACTGCTCGCAGAACAGCAACACGAACCTGAACGGCATCTTCCTGGACGGCCCGGTCTACGACGTGCACCTTCAGGACGTCATGGTGTACGAGCCGCCGCACAACGGGATCACCGCGTCCGGGGTCACCGAGGCCGGGATCACCCCGACGTTCCCGTTCCACTGCCGGTTCGACCGGGTGAGTGTCGTCGTGCCGGGGAACTACGGGTTCTCGGTGGTGAACTTCACCGACAGCGACTTTGTCAACTGCCTGGCATTCGGCACGACCACGTCGTCGGCCGCCGGATGGAACATCCAGAACTGCAGCAACAGCAAATGGACCGCATGCCGCGCGGAGTGGATGGAGTACGGGTTCTCGATCGGCGGGTCGTCCGGGACGCTGACGTTCACAGGCTGCTCGACGGACCAGAACGCGCGCGAAGGCCTG